CAAAACAGATTCACAAGAACGCAAAAGCGAAGGGGTTTTATGACAAGCCGCGAAATATCGGTGAACTATTTATGCTGATTGTTTCGGAGATGGGTGAGGCTGTTGAGGCGCACAGAAAAGGCAGAACGGCAAACCTTCAATTGTTCGAAGATCAATACAGGAAAAACCGTGACCTGTTTATTGACCTTTTCACGGTAGACATTAAAGACACGGTAGAAGATGAAATTGCAGACGTGGTTATCCGCCTGCTCGATTACTGCGCATCCATCAGCGAAGACATTTCGGAAGGAAAGATTGCCGACCTCACCCCGAAAGAAGTGCCTGAAAATATCGGTGAGGCGCTTTTTGAAATGGTTGGTACTTTGCGCTGGATTTACCTTGCATCCGACCCCATTACCCGCTCCGATGAAATTCACGGTTTCCTTTCCATGATGCTTGCATTCTGCGAAAAGAACGGCATCGACCTTTGCCGTCACATGGAACTGAAAACCAATTACAACAAAACCCGTGAACGTTTGCACGGGAAAAACTATTGAAGCAATGAATCTTACCACACATTTTACCATCGAAGAAATGATTTTCTCACAGGTTGCCGTCCGATATGGCATTGACAACCGGGCAACTGGCAGACAAAAAGAAAACCTGAAAGCCCTTTGCGAAAACACGCTCGAACCTATACGCGCCCTTGTTGATGCGCCCGTGCATGTTACATCCGGTCTACGGCAGCCGGCGGTTAACACCCTTGTTGGCGGATCTCAAAACAGTCAGCACATACGCGGCGAAGCGGCAGACATTCAAGTGACGAAATACACTACCGAAGAACTGTTTGCTCTGATTATCAAAAGCGGCATTCCATTCGATCAAATCATTCAGGAGTTTGATTCATGGGTGCATATCAGTTTCAAGCGAAACGGGAAAAACCGGCGCTCCATTTTGCGGGCAACACGCAACGACCGGGGGTATATTGTTTATTCCAAGGTAATGCAGCCCGTATGAAATCAGTCCTAATCGGCATAGACCCATCCTTTGCAACTGCGGGTGCTGCGATTTACGAACCGGCCACAAACAATCTGATTTTGCACGGCGGCGATCTGTTTTCCTGTATGGCCTTCCTGAATAACTCCGGGATTTTAGGAAAGGCAATTGCGGTTATTGAGAATCCGAACTTAGACGGCACGGTTTTCGGCGCATGGTTCCGCTTTCAGGCGCAGATTCAGAAGTTGCAAAAAAAGCAGATCGGAATTGGCGAATTGAAGTCGGAATACTCTATCAGCATGAAACACGCTCAATCAGTCGGGAAAAACAAGGCAGCCGGGGAATTATTCATTGAGATATTCGAGCGGCAAGGTATTCCGGTTCTGGAAATCGCCCCGTCATCCCGGCATCGAGCGGATAAGGACTTGCTGAAATACAAGAACCAAGGCATTAAGATGCTGGCAATGCCTACCAAGACGACGGCTGCACAGTTTGAACAGTATACCGGGTATTCAGGTAGGAGCAATGAACACACGCGAGATTCTGCGACGCTCGTACATGGCAAGACAATTCAATGGGCACAAACTCAAATAATGATTCAACAAGCAAAAAGAAAATAACATGGATGACCTGCTAAAGGAGAGCCGGGAAATATACGATGAGGCGGTAAGGGATTTGAATCCTACTCATACAGTAATTATGTTTTCAGGTGGAGATGACTCATTAACCGTTCTTGCAGTTGCAAAAGCGCTTGATATAAAGGTTGACTATATTTTGCATGGGAACACCGGAACTGGATTGCCTGAAACAACTGAATTTGTACGCCAAGTTGCTGCAAAAAGCGGCATTCCATTTATAGAAGCCGATGCCGGAAACTCCTATGAGGATTATGTTTTAAGAAAAGGTTTTTTCGGGCAAGGGCAATCGGCGCATGAATATTCCTATCACGTTTTAAAAGCCGCTCATTTCCGAAAGGCCATAAGCGCAAACATAAGGCAGCGCAAAAGAGATGTCCGCGTGTTGTGTTTATCGGGCATTCGTTGGGAAGAGTCTGAAAACCGAGCATCCATCTATAAGGATGGAACGTATAATGTCGATCCGGCCGCAAAAGGAAATATATGGCTGCGTCCGATTCAGGGGTGGACAAAAAAACAATGCCTTTCATTTTTGGAAGACGAAAAGATTGAACGTTCACCAGTGTCTAAGTGCTTGGGTAGATCGGGAGAGTGCATGTGCGGAACAATGCAAAATGCGGCCGCCAGAATAGAGGCTTCCATGTTTTCGCCAGATTGGGGAAAGTGGTTAGATTCGCTGGAAAAGAAGGTGGTGAGTAAATTTCCGTGGCGATGGGGTGAAAGCATCCCCAAAGGATGGAATGCGGAAAAGCACGGGCAAGGCAATTTGTTTACCGGCTTTGCGCCTGATTTTCAACCGGCTTGCGTTGGATGTAAAGCAAAAGCGGCTCGACCTTCCGGGAGCCGCTGACCAAAATTATTTGGTCATTCGTTTCTTCTTTTTCTTTTTCATCACAAAATTTTTATTTGAAATAATTGCAAATATAATGGACATTCTCGACCAAAAAGAACGCGAACGCGCAGCCGCAAAAAAACAACTGATGCAAAAAGGGTTTTCAAAAGCCGGGAAAAAGGCCGGATTGAAATTCTCCGAAGGCTTCAAAGCCAACGCCCGCCAAAAGGCACAGGCGCAATACTTCCAACCCATGATGCCGGTTGACCTGACCAAGATCAAAGCGCTGCCTGACGACTGCGTTCGCGTACTGGCAAACAACCTGTACATCGCATCTATCCACGTCCGGCAGACAAACGTTGGCGTGATTGAATTAATGTCGATACGGGCAATGGTAGCCGTGAATACCAAGCGCCTGACCTGGGCCGAAAAGAACCGCATCAAAAACGATGTGTACGGAGATGACAGGGTAATGCTTGAATGCTACCCGGCAGCATGGGAAGGCGCAAAGGATGATGCCTTTTGGTTTTGGGTGCAGCCGGTGGGCGTGGAACTTCCTTTTGCCGTTGGCCCGAACAAGAAACCGGAAGCGCAACCCGTGGCAAAGAAGTTGATACTTCCGACCGTCATTAAATAATAATTGCAAAAACAATATTGTTTTGTTGCTTAATTAAATAATGTCGCGCATCTTTGCATCATCACTAAGACACACAATATCCGTTATGACACAAACAGACAAACCGGCCACAGTATCGGAAAGGTATCAGGCCGTTATCGACAGAAAGAAGCACAGCGCCCAAAATTTCGGGATCGACCCCGTATTCCTTCCTGACAAAATGAAAGGGCATCAAACCTACACAGCGGAACACCTGATTAAAAAAGGCCGGGGCGCTGGATACCTGGATACCGGGTTAGGAAAGACCCTTATCGAACTTGTCATTGCCGCCAACTATTTGAAGGCTAACAATAAACGGGTTTTGATACTCACGCCCCTGGCAGTTGCATTCCAGTTCATCAAAGAAGCGGAAAAATTCGGCATTGACGACGTAAGCCACACCAAAAAAGGCGAACTGAAAAGTAAAATCATCCTGTGTAATTACGAACGTCTGCACCTGCTTAACTCAACCGACTTTGACTGCGTTATCTGTGACGAATCTTCCATCCTGAAAAACTTTGACGGGGAAATAAAGCAGCGTGTAACTTCCTTCCTGAAAAAAATCCGCTATCGGTTTTTGTTTACGGCTACCCCTTCGCCGAATGACTTTACCGAACTCGGAACAAGTAGTGAGGCGCTCGGATATTTGGGTTACACTGACATGCTGACCAAGTTTTTCAAGAACAACGAGGACACGATAAGCCCGCAAAACATAGGCACTGAATGGAGATTGAAGGGTCACGCCGTGGATGCTTTTTTTGAATGGGTTTCCAGTTGGTCTATCAGTATGCGCAAGCCTTCGGATCTCGGATTTAGTGACGAAGGTTTTATTCTGCCTGAATTGATCGTGAATAAACACGCGGTTAAAAACGAAAAGAACGCGGTTGTTAATGGTCAGATACTTCTATTCAATGCCGATGCCCGCAGGCTTACGGAAGTCAGAACAGAGAACAAAGAAACGATTCAGGCAAGATGTGAAAAGGCGGTAGAACTTGCATCGAAACACGAAACGTCTGTATATTGGTGCAACCTCAACGATGAAGGCGACCTATTGCAAAGCCTTGACACGTCCGCTTTCCAGATCAAAGGTGGAATGAGTATCGACAAAAAGGAAGAAATGCTTTTGGCGTTTTCAAATGGTGAGATCAAAAAACTGATTACCAAAGCGAAGATGACGGCATTTGGGTTGAACTGGCAGCACTGCAACCATACGACCTACTTCCCGACGTTCTCTTATGAGCAGTATTACCAATCAATCCGGCGCTTTTGGAGATTCGGGCAAACCCTGCCTGTAAACGTTGACCTCGTTTTTTCAGATGGTCAGCGCCGGGTAATGGACAGCCTGATTGCCAAAGAGCAAAAGGCAAACGAACTGTTCTCAAAACTTAACCTGAGCATCAACAAATCTTACGAGGTTCGCCGCCGTGAATTTGACAAACAAATCATCCTTCCAAATTTCATGCAATGATTAAAGATCAATTCATTTCCGAAAATTACGCCCTGTATTGCGGCGACTGTATGCACGTTCTTCCCACCCTGGCAGACGCATCCGTTGACCTTTCGGTTTACTCCCCTCCATTTTGCGGGCTATACAACTATTCCAGCCACGAAAACGACTTTTCCAACTGCGAAACCAAAGAACAGTTTTTGGAGCAGTATGAGTTTTTGGTGGAAGAAATGGCACGGGTGACGAAGCCCGGCAGAATCAATGCCGTACACGTTACCGACATTATGGGTAAAGATGGCGACCTTTGGGACTTTCCCGGAGAAGTGAAACGGCTGCACCAAAAGCACGGATTCCAACACAGGAATACCATAACGATATGGAAAGAACCTTTGAAGGTTCGTATGCGCACGATGGTAAAAAGCCTTATGCATAAATTCATTGTAGAGGACTCCACACAGTGTTTTACAGCAATGCCCGACTACCTGCTGATATTCAAGCGCAAAGGCGAAAATGCCGTACCTGTTGAGCATCCGTACGGGCTTACTCATTACGCGGGCGCTACGCCGTTCCTGGACGCTCACAAAAATACATATGGAGATTACGAGACTTTCAGGAAAAAGTGGGAGGGATTCGATGGGCTGCCAAAAGACAACAAATTCGCTCACCTGACCTGGCAGCGTTACGCCTCTTCGGTTTGGGATGATATTCGTATTGACGAGGTATTGCCGTTCAGAGATGGAAGGGATGAGGACGACGAAAAGCACGTACACCCCCTGCAATTGGATGTTATCGACCGCATTGTCGATCTGTATTCCAATCCCGGTGAAGTTGTTTTAACCCCGTTCATGGGCGTAGGGAGTGAGGTTTACGGCCCTGTTTCGATGGGGAGAAAGGCAATTGGTATCGAACTGAAAGACAGTTACTTTAAACAGGCAATTGCAAACATGAAAGAAGTCGGCAAAAGGTTTGATTCCAAAAAGCAATCCCAAATCGAATACGAGGAAGTGGGCGAAATGTAAAGACAGACATCCGGCATTGCCCCCGGATTCCACATAAGTTCACAAGCCGCGCCGGGCAATGATGAGGCGCGGCGGTAAAAAGATACAGGATGAAACCCGAATACGCAGTACAAATAATTCACGAAGGCATAGATGCCGATACGGGATTCCGGCCATTCTCCAGCGGCAGCGAGGCGGTCGATTGGATATGTGCCAATTGTGGCGAATGCAAAAAAGCAATGATGTGCTATGACCCGGAAGGCTACGAAAACTTTCGAGACGGCGGCAAGTCCGAAACATTGAGCGGGCTAAATTGCTTTGGTGAGTATGCGCTCGGCGTTGGATTCATAACCGGGAAGATACCCGAAGAAATATCTATTTGGATGGGTGGAACTGAAAGTGAATTGCCGAGCCAATGCCGGTTTTTCAGTGACAACGATAACGACCGGCCCGACAATCCAGATAACCACCCCATTGATCCAAACCAGTTAAAACTGCCATTCCTTTGCACGTCTCTTTTTGGTTTTGACGACCCTAATATTTTGGTGTTCGATAAGGCGATAGTTGAGAAGGATGTGTTTGCAGTACCTTTGCCCTGAACGTTACAATATCGAGTTACATGCCAACCAAAGTGCAAGACGTTGATTTGAGGTTGAATTTAGTTGCTGACCTCTACCTGAAAGGCAATAGTTTCCGCTCCATATCCGGGGTGCTAAAAGAGAAGCACGGAGTGAGTGCAACGCACCAAACCGTGTTCCGGGATGTGAAAGCATTACGGGAGCAATGGAAG